GCAGCGCGTATTCTAGAATTGGCTTATTCCACTCGCGACGAAATTAAAGCACTGAAGAAAACTTTCCATAAAGATAGTGAAGAAAGGCGCATGGCAAATAAAATTGGCGCCCGTTGTTCGTTTGATGGTCTTGATAAAGGAGTTTGTTTGGTTTCGTTGAAGGTTTTTCAAGGTGATGAAGGTTACGACATATCGCATCGTTATGTTTCCAACTCGCTGAAGAAGGAGGTTGGCAAATTGCCTCTCTTCTTAATGACTGACTTGTGTATTGATGGTAATAAGGTTGGTGGACAGAAAAGTTGCTTGTTGGCTTATAGGAAGCTAGTTGAGCATATGGTTAGTGATGAAGTCACTATTAATGATATGGTTAATTCATTGGTCTCAACGTCTGCCAACGTGTTTAAAGTGTGTCCCAATATGAGAGTCGGTTTGCCCATGAGTGTTTTCAACGCTCCGGTTATTGTTCGTTTTCAATTGGAGATGGTTGCTCATGTTGAGAAATATGAATTTGTTTCTGGCACTTGTACTGTTTGTCAGGCTCATTGTGATAAGTCTATTTTATGTGATGGTGATTGTGGCACAATGCTTTGCATTGAATGCTATCTTCGTTACATGAATTGTTCTAAGAATTTTAAGGCGCCGGCTTGTGTGTATAATTGTTCTCATTTACAAGGTGATACTTTGGTTAAGTCTGCTTATACCATTGCACCGGTTGGTGGTGTGACGCACTTTCATCATGTTCACGTCTCTGGCGTGTCTAAGAAAGGAGCCACCATAAACTTTTGCAAAATTGGTGGAGCCACTCAATCTCCTCGTCTCATAGGCACTGCAATGAGAATGTATAAAGGAGGCCTAAAGTTTGTCGTGAAACAAATTGGATTGTGTGCTAGTCCCACTGGAAAGGTCGTTCCACCTAATGTGATGAGGATGTGCGACAACTTGCCACCGTCTGGTCCTACCGCTGCTGGCCCTCATGTTCACTCTAAACCTACTAAGCAGGAAGTGGATCCTATCATTTCCATTGCTTTTTCCAATTTGATGCGTGAATTATATTGTGCAGATAAGTTCAATTCAGCTGTTGCTCTTTCCCAGGTTAATGCTGTTTTTGGTAATGCTGGTACATTATGTCCAAAGAGCGAAGTTATCGCACCTGATATTTCTCGTGATAATTTTAATAAGACAGCGACGGTTACGGTAGTTGATAAGCATCGAACTTTTGTTATTAAGCACGGTCATTTAGCTTTTCGCGCTTTCTTTGCTCCAGTTGCTGCTGTTCTGCCTTATCGTCTTGAAACTCCTATCATGATTGGTGTTCATTTACATGGAGGATCTGCTAAGTACATGTTGGAAAGGTTGTGTCCTGAGATCAACTTTGATATTCCCTGTGTCCGTGAACACGCTTCCAGAATAAAGAAACAATTAGAGGATACTATGATGTCAATGTATGAGTTTATTGAACTTGACTTTAGTAACTTCGACAAGTACCTTAATGCTTTTGTTATTACTAGCGTTATGGGTGCTTTTTGGTGTATGTTTGATGTTTCTGGGTTGGAAAAGCGGGTTCAGGATTTGACTTTTGTTGTTTTTAAGTACATGGTTGATATGTGTGGTTTTCATGTTATGAATTCTCCTGATGGTTTGCAATGGGTGCTAATCGTTGGTTCGATGGCTTCTGGAATCTGGGTTACTGCTTTTCTTAATTCTGTTTTGCATTGGCTGATGTCAATGGTGGTAATGAATTCTTTTAGGATTGATCTGGAAGATGTTGGCCCTGATGATATTTGCGCTCATGGTTATACCAACGGCATTTTTAACGAATTAGTATATGGCGATGATGGAGTTTATGCTCTTCGTCGTGGTTTTTTTGAGGATGTTACTCCTCAACTGATTATTGAGCGTTATAAGTTGCTGTTTGGAATGTTGATCAAGCCCGAGAACATTATTTTCCACACTCGATTTTTCAACAAAGTCACTTTTCTTAAAAATACCTGGCGTGTTTCCCACTGTGAAAAACATGGTGGTTTGGAATTCTTTTTCGATCGCGATCCAGACTTGATTATTCCTAAGTTGGTTACTTCTACTTTAACTCTCAACCCACAGTTAGCGAAAGCTAAGTGTTTGTCTATTCTTCACACCACTTTGGAGCCTCGTACTATTAATGTGTGTTTGAAGATTTTGGAATTTATTTCAACGTATACCCATACTGATGTTACGTTGTTGGACATGAATGAGTTTGATGAAACTGTTCAAAAAACACTTCGCCGTTATGATTTGAAACCTGAGGATCTTACTTTTAATTACTCTTTACAGGACATACGTGATCGTTTGTGTTGTCCTGTTACTCATGATCCGATGGAGTACCAGGAATGGGAGCTTTTCAAGTATCACACCACTTTCATTAAGTGATGCCCTTGTGGTTACGTCGCAAGCGTAAGCGCCGCCCAATAAGGCCGTCTAGTTGCGTCTACTACTTG